GATCTTGATGGTGAACTGATCCGGGTCGACCGTCTCGGTGCCTTCCAGGTTCTCGGCCACCCCGACCAGAGACTTGATCCGGTCCTCGATCTTGCGGCGGTCTGCCGTAGCGTCAGCCTCGGCCTGCTTGGCGGCCAGCCACAACTGCGACAGTTCGTTGAGGTCGCTGGTCTTGATCTCGTCAGTCATGATTGCTCTCCTGTTGCTTTGGCGATGGCGGCGTGTGCCTTGCAACGCGCTTCACTGTCTTTAAGCGTGCTTGGCGTTTTGGTGAATTGCTCAAGCATGGTCTGCAGCGCCTCCAGCAGATCAGGCGCTGCGGCTGCCAGCGTCCAATCCTCTTGCGTAGTCGGGCCATCCAAATCCCAATCGCTACAGCCAACGTACACGGCCTTCCACGGTCCTGGCGTACGGTCGGCCATCACTTGCCTCCCATCTTGGCAATGATCGCGCCCAGGTCCGGCGCTTCCCATGCCTCCAGCTTGCCGCTGCGGTCCTTGGCCAGCCAGAGGCCGTCGCTGTCGCACATCAGGGCACGCTGCGTCACGCCTTCGCCATCTTTCTCGACACGTAGGGCCAGCACCTCATCGAAGAAGTAGGGCAGCGCCTGGCCGGTCTTGTTGCCGGGCATCGAGGGCGCATACAGCACGCGGCCCATCTCGTCTTGCGTCTTTTCCAGCTTCGCGCTCATGTACACATGGCGGCCGGGCAGGTCGCGGAAGGCGCGGATGATGTCTGCCATCTGCTCCTGCATCGCACCGTAGGCTTGCCGTGGGTCTTTGGTCGCTTTCTTCTCTGCGTTGAGCACCACCTCTGCGATCTCGCTGATCGAGTCCAAGGCCACCGACTGGTACTGCTTGGCCTCGTCACTTCCAGCCAGCCAGCTGTAGGCCTCCTTCAGGGTGTCCATGTCGCCAATCTCGATGAAGGGCAGGTCCGCGTCCTGGATGGACAGCAGGCCACCTTCGGCCGAGAGAACGATGGGCTTGGGCAGGGTCTTGACCAGGCTGGTCTTACCCGCACCGGCTTGCCCATACACGAGCACCTTCACACCGTTGGCAGCCAGGCTGCCGGTCGTTTTTACGTTGATTGCCATCAGGCATCTCCTTCTTGGTTGCTGCGCCTTCGGCCAATTCCGTTCGCACAGTGCTTGCAACTTTACTCGACAGTGGTTAGGATTGCAACATCTAAACACAAATTTTTTCCAAAAGAGGTGAAAAATGCCTGAACTTGAGAAGCTGAGGCAATTGCTATCAGACAGAAACATCCAAGCTGTGGCCCGAGGCGCAGGCGTCCATCCGAACGTGCTCTACCGGCTGATGGCTGGGGCAACCAGCCCCAGGTATGAAACGGTCCAGCGAGTGATGGCGTACCTGAGCCGTCAGGAGGCCACAACGAATGGCTGACCTGTCCAAAGTGCTCGGCGGCCCATGGTCGCCACCCCCAGAAAAACGCATCGCACCACCCGAGGAACAACTGATCGACGCCATCCGGGCGGCTGGGCTGGAACCGCCAGACCACATCGTCATGGACGGCAAGATCCACCGCTTCAAGTCCGGCACCAAGGGCAGCGGCAACAAGGGCGGCGACAAGCCGGGCTGGTACCTGATCTTTGGTGACGGTGTCCCGGCCGGGCGCTTTGGATGCTGGCGCTTGGGGTTTGAATCACCCTGGCGCGCGGACGTTGGCCGCAAGCTGACGGCCACCGAGGAAATGGCTCACGCCAAGCGCATTGCGGAGGCCAAGGCGATCCGAGACGCGGAACTCGAGCGCCAGCACGAGGTGGCCTCGGCCACCGTCGAGACCATCTGGCAGCAGGCCCAGGCGGCCCACCCGGACCACCCATACCTGACCCGCAAGGGCATCGGCGTGCATGGCGCGCGCGTGACCGGCGACGGTCGCCTGGTGGTGCCCCTGTATGGCCTGGACGGCGGCCTCTCCAGCCTGCAGTACATCAGCCACGACGGCAGCAAGCTCTACCACCCTGGCGGCCAGACAGGCGGCAAGTTCTGGATGCTGGGCACCATGGACGAGCCGGGCACGCTGTTTGTGGCCGAGGGCTTTGCCACCGCAGCGACCATCCACGAGACCACCAGCAGGCCGGTGGTGGTGGCATACAGCGCCAGCAACCTGGTGCCGGTCACTGGTACCCTGCGCGAGATGTACGGCGCGACCCAGGACCTTGTGATCGTGGCTGACCACGACGCATCTGGGGTTGGCCAACGCTATGCGGAGCAGGCCTCGGCCAAGTTCGGCGCGCGCATGGTCATGCCTCCCCTGCAAGGGGATGCCAACGATTATGCGCAGGCCGGGCACGACTTGGCCAGCCTGCTGCTGCCACCCGACGACGACTGGCTGATCCCGGCCGACGACTTTTCGGCCCAGCCAGCCCCCATCTCCTGGCTGGTCAAGCGCTGGGTTCAGGACCAGGCGCTGATCATGGTTCACGGCCCATCGGGCGGCGGCAAGACCTTTGTGGTTTTGGACTGGTGCCTGCGCATGGCCAGCGGCATGGCCGAGTGGTGCGGCCAGAAGGTGCGGCACGGCAATGTGGTCTACCTGGCCGGTGAAGGCCACCACGGCCTGCGCGGCCGGATCGCTGCCTGGAAGCACCACCACCGAGCCGGGCACCTGTCCATGTGGCTGTCCAAGGACGGCTGCGACCTCAACACCCCCACCGGCTACCTCAAGGTGGTCGAACAGGTACGGATGCTGCCCAGCACCCCGAAGGTGATCGTGGTCGACACCCTGCACCGCTTCTTGGCCGGTGACGAGAACAGCGCTCAAGACGCCAAGACCATGCTGGACGCCTGCAACAGCCTAATGAACGAGTTTCGCTGCAGCGTGATCCTGGTCCACCACACCGGCGTGGCCGAGGAAGCCCAGCACCGGGCACGCGGCTCGAGCGCCTGGCGCGGTGCACTGGATATCGAGATCAGCATCGTCCCAGGCAAGGACGGCGTGCCCATGCAGATCGTGCAGCGCAAGTCCAAGGACGCAGAACTGGCCCAGACGGTCCACGTGGAGTTGCAGCAGGTCACCATCCCCGGATGGATGGACGAGGACGAGCAGCCGGTCACATCGGCCGTTGTGGTCGAAGCAGCGGCCCCTGTGACGGCCAAAAAGGACAGCAAGGTGGACAGCCACCGCAAGACCTTCGAAAACGCCTGGTGGGCCTCTGGTGCCGAGGAACGCAACGGCCAGCCCTACCTCAGTCGCTCGGCCATGGTCGACTACCTGGTCCAGAAGATGGACGTCAGCGAGGCCTCGGCCAAGGTTTACATCAAGCCGAGCGCCACAGGCAAACCCATTGCAGACCTGCTGGTGGCCGAGATCATCGAGGCCTTCGAGCACGGCTGGGTGGTCATCGACGACACCCAGGCAAGCTCGATGCTGATCCGGAAGTCGGAGCGCTGAGATGAGTTATCCACAGACTTATCCACAGCCCCAGGAAGGGAACAAGGGAACGGAACGGAAAAAAACGGAATGCAGTTCCCTGGGCAAAACAGCGGAAAAAGGGAACGGAACGGAACACACACCTTTAGGTGTGTTCCCAGTTCCCTTCCGATGCGGCGAACTTCCATGCCGTGGGCGTGTGAGAATGTGAGAAAAAGTTATCCACAGGAGAAAGCAGTGAGCGACACCACCAACATCAACGAGATGCTCGATGGCCGGGCGAACAGGTACGGCACCTTCATCGGGCACGCCAACATCAGCCAGTACCTGAAGGACGCAATGCGTCGTTTGGAAAAATGGGACTCTTTGGTCGATGACCAAAAGGAAGCCCTGGAGATGATCCAGCACAAGGTCGCGCGCATCCTCAACGGCGATCCGACCTACTCGGACAACTGGATCGATATCGCTGGCTACGCCACCTTGGTGGCGAACCGACTGGAAAAAGAGGAGAATAGGGCATGACCACAATTTCACACAAAACCAACTTGATCGGCACGATGCTGATCGGCGTGGTGATCGGAATGAACGGCTGGTGGTGGGCTGCCGCAGCCCTTGCCCTGGCGATTGCCTGGAGGGGCGAATGAGCAAGAAGAACAACCCGGCCGACAAGGTCGAGCAGTGGCCCATCGAAAAGTTGGTGCCCTACGCCAAGAACTCGCGCACGCACTCCGAGGACCAGATCGCACAACTGGCGGCCAGCATCAAGGAGTGGGGCTTCACCTCGGCCATCTTGGTGGACGAGGACGGCGGCATCATTGCCGGTCATGGTCGCGTGATGGCCGCGCGTAAGCTGGGGCTGGCATCATTGCCGGTCATGGTCGCTGCAGGCTGGAGCGAGGCTCAAAAGCGCGCCTACGTCATCGCGGACAACAAGCTGGCGCTGAACGCTGGCTGGGACAACGAGTTGCTGGCGCTGGAGTTGGCCGAACTCGATGGCCTGGGCTTTGACGTTGAACTGACCGGCTTCTCCGACGAGGAAATCAAAGCCCTGATGCCGGTGGAAGTGACCGAGGGGCTGACCGACCCAGACGATGCCCCGGCCGTGCAGGAAAACCCGGTCACCGTGCCTGGTGACGTCTGGGTGATGGGAAAGCACCGGCTGCTGTGCGGCGACTCGACCAGCGTCGATGACCTGGCCAAGCTGACCCAGGGCAGCCTGGTGGACATGTGGCTGACCGATCCGCCTTACAACGTGGCTTACGAGGGCGGCACGAAGGAGAAGCTGACCATCAAGAACGACTCGATGGGCGACGACCAGTTCCGGCAGTTCCTGCGCGATGCTTACACGGCGGCCGACACGGTCATGAAACCTGGCGCGGTCTTCTACATCTGGCACGCGGACAGCGAGGGCTACAACTTCCGTGGCGCAGCCAAGGACGCTGGCTGGACCGTGCGGCAGTGCCTGATCTGGAAAAAGTCCAGCATGGTGCTTGGACGACAGGACTACCAGTGGAAACACGAGCCGTGCCTGTACGGCTGGAAGGACGGCGCTGGTCACCTCTGGGCAGCAGACCGAAAGCAGACGACCATCCTGGAGTTCGACAAGCCAGCGCGCAACGGTGAGCATCCGACCATGAAGCCGGTGGCCCTGTTCGAGTACCAACTGCTGAACAACACGAAGGGCGGCGATATCGTGCTCGACTCGTTTGGCGGATCGGGCACGACCCTGATCGCTGCCGAGAAGAACGGCCGCACGGCCATGATCATGGAACTGGACCCACGCTACTGTGACGTCATCGTCAAGCGCTGGCAGGAGTTCACTGGCAAGCAGGCAACACACGCAGAAACTGGAAAGCCTTTCGCGGAGGTTAAAAATGGCAACGAAAAAGCAGAAAGCTGAAACTGAAAATTCGGTCACAAAAAAGCGCGGCCCGAACGGCGGCGCTCGTCCTGGGGCTGGGCGCAAGCCTTTTGAGCCGACCGATGCCGAGCGCAAACAGGTCGAAGCCCTGTCCGGCTACGGACTGCCCATCGAGCAGATCGCAGTCCTGGTGCGCGACGGCATTGACACCGACACCCTACGCAAGCACTTTGCCCAGGAACTGATCTCGGGCAAGGCCAAGGCAAACGGACAGGTAGGGAAAACCCTATTCCAGAAGGTCATGGCAGGCGACACCACGGCGGCCATTTGGTGGTCCAAGACCCAGATGCGCTGGAAGGAAGTGCAGCAGCACGAGATCACCGGCAAAGACGGCGCACCGATCCAGGTGGCGACCATCGACGTCTCGAAGATTTCCACCGAGGCGCTGGCCGAAATCATGGCGGCGAGAGATGCAACTGACGCAAGCTGACCTGCTGGCCATCGAGCGCGAGTTATGCAGGCGCAGCCTGGCAGAGTTTGCCAAGCGCGCCTGGCGCGTGCTCGAACCGGCTGCCGAACTGAAGTGGGGCTGGGCGCTGGACGCCATCTGCATGCATCTGGAAGCAGTGACCAAGGGCGAGATCACCCGGCTGCTGATGAACGTGCCACCCGGCTCGATGAAGTCGCTTCTGACCGGCGTCATTTGGCCAGCCTGGGAGTGGGGACCGCGCGGCCTGCCAGAGATGCGCTTTGTCGGCACGGCCCACGAGGAGCAACTGGCCATCCGAGACAGCAGGCGCTGCCGCGACCTGATCAAGTCCGACTGGTACCAGCGGCTTTGGCCCATCGAACTGCTGGCCGACCTGGACGGCAAGCGCGAGTTCGGCAACACGAAAAAGGGCGTGCGCCAGGCACGCGCCTTCACCTCCATGACTGGCGTGCGTGGCGACAGGGTCATCCTGGACGACCCGATCAGCGCGGACAACGCCAACAGCCAGGCCAAGCTGGAGGCCGCACGCATTGCCTTCACCGAGACGCTGCCCACCCGAATCAACTCGGACAAGTCGGCCATCGTGGTCATCATGCAGCGCCTGAACGAGAAGGACATTTCCGGCGTCATCCTGGAGATGGGCCTGCCCTACGTGCACCTCTGCATCCCCATGCGCTTTGAGCCAGAGCGGCGAAGCACCACGGCCATCGGCTGGTCCGACCCACGGACCGAGGAAGGCGAGTTGATGTTTCCCGAGCGCTTTGGCGAGGAACAGGTGACCGAGTTGGAAAAGACCCTGGGCACCTATGGCGCGGCCGGGCAACTGCAACAGCGGCCAGCCCCGCGCGGCGGAGGCATCATCAACACCGAGTGGTTCACCTACTGGAAGGCCGTGCCGCAGTTGGAGTTCCGCTTCATCACGGTGGACACGGCCCAGAAGACGGCCGAGCAAAACGACTGGTCGGTCATGCAAGCCTGGGCGCGCTCCAGCACCGGCAAGGCCGTGAAGCTCGACCAGGTGCGCGGCAAGTGGGAGGCTCCCGAGTTGCTGGTGCAAGCGCGCGCCTTCTGGATGAAGCACCTGGGCGACCAGCGGCCGCTGTGCCAGAAGGCGGCCATGCGCGGCATGTACGTCGAGGACAAGGTCTCGGGCACCGGCCTGATCCAGACTCTGCGGCGCGAGGGCATCCCGGTGGTGCCGGTGCAGCGCAGCAAGGACAAGATCAGCCGTGGCTACGATGCGGCCCCGTTCATCGAGTCCGGAAACGTGGCCCTGCCCGAGGACGCGCCTTGGCTGTCAGACTTCCTGGCCGAGGTGGCCAGCTTCCCGGCTGGAGCGCACGACGACCAGCTTGACCCCATGTTCGACGCCATCAACCTGGTGCAGCGTTTGCCTGCGGTCAAGTCCCACAACTTCACACCATTGCCAGTCATGCACAAATGGTGAGAGAATATTGCAAAGTGAGGAGCGCCCATGGCCAGAATTTCCCGAGATCAGCAGCTTGCCAATCTGCACGCTGAGGCGCTGGCTGAGTTCGACAACATCCAGACAGCCCTGCGTGACGAGCGTCTGCAGTGCTTGCAGGACCGTCGCTTCTACAGCCTGGCAGGCAGCCAATGGGAAGGCCCACTTTGGGACCAGTACGCCAATAAGCCCAAGTTCGAGGTGAACAAGGTTCACCTGGCCGTCATCCGCATCATCAACGAGTACCGCAACAACCGGATCACCGTTGACTTCACCAGCAAGGACGGCGAGGAACGCGACGACCTGGCCGACACCTGCGACGGTCTGTACCGCGCGGACGAGCAAGACAGCGTGGCTGACGAGGCCTATGACAACGCCTTCGAGGAAGCAGTCGGCGGCGGCTTCGGTGCATGGCGTCTGCGCACCGTCTACGAGGACGAGGAAGACCCAGACAACGACAAGCAGCGCATCCGCATCGAGCCGATCTTTGACGCGGACTCGTCCGTGTTCTTTGACCTGGAGGCCAAGCGCCAGGACAAAGCCGACGCCAAGCGCTGCTTCGTGATCACGGCCATGACCCGCGAGGCCTACAAGGACACGTGGAACGACGATCCGACAAGCTGGCCCAAGATCATCCACCAGTACGAGTTCGACTGGTGCACACCCGATGTGGTCTACGTGGCCGAGTACTACCGCGTCGAGGAAAAGACCGAGACGGTCCGCATCTTCCGCACCATCGCTGGCGAGGAAGAACGCTACACCCAGGCCGACTTCGACAAGGACGAGACCCTGGAAGAAACGCTGGAGGCCGTTGGCACGGTCGAGGTCCGGCGCAAGAAGTTCAAGACCCGGCGCGTGCACAAGTACATCATGTCGGGCGGCAAGATTCTGGAGGACGCTGGCTACATCGCAGGCAAGTGCATCCCCATCGTGCCGGTCTACGGCAAGCGCTGGTTCGTGGACAACATCGAGCGCTGCATGGGCCACGTGCGCCTGGCCAAGGATGCGCAGCGCCTGAAGAACATGCAACTGTCCAAGCTGGGCGAGATCAGCGCGCTGTCCAGCGTCGAGAAGCCGATCCTCACGCCTGAGCAGGTCGCTGGCCACCAGGTCATGTGGGCAGAGGACAACCTCAAGGACTATCCGTACCTGCTGATCAACCCGATCACGGACCAGAACGGCAACCAAGCTGTCAGCGGCCCGGTGGCCTACACCCGCAGCCCGGCCATCCCTCCGGCCATGGCAGCTCTGCTCCAGATCACCGAGCAGGACATGCAGGACATTTTGGGCAACTCGCAGCAGGCCGACAAGATGGTCAGCAACATCTCCGGCAAGGCCGTCGAGATGATCCAGAGCCGTCTGGACATGCAGACCTTCATCTACATGAGCAACTTCGCCAAGGGCATGAAGCGCTGTGGTGAAATCTGGCTGTCGATGGCACGCGAGGTCTACAGCGAGGACGGCCGCAAGATGAAGGCCATCACCGCCAGCGGCGATGTGCAGGCAGTCGAGTTGCTCAAGCCGATGGTCGACCAGGAGACTGGCGAGATCATCCTGCAGAACGACTTGAGTTCGGCCAGCTTCGATGTGGACGTCGAGGTTGGCCCTTCCAGCAGCAGCAAGCGCGCTGCCACCGTCCGTGCCTTGACCGGCATGATGGCCATCACCTCCGACCCAGAAACCTCGCAGGTGCTGCAGGCCATGGCCATGATGAACATGGAGGGCGAGGGCATCAGCGAGGTGCGCGACTTCTTCCGCAAGAAGCTGGTGCGCATGGGCGTGGTCGAGCCGACCGAGGCCGAGGCCGAAGAACTGGCGGCCATGCTGCAAGGCCAGCAAGACCCGAACGCGATCTTCCTGCAGGCAGCGGCCGAAGAGGCCATCGCCAAAGCAGCCAGGGCGCGTGCCGACACGGTCAAGACCGTGGCCGACGCAGAACTGTCGCGCGCGCGCACAGTCGAGACGCTGGCCAAGGTGGACATGGATTCTCAAGACCACGCGCTGAATCTGGCGCGTGAGATTGGCGGCGGTGTGGTGGAGCAGGCGCAGCCTGTCACCGGCCAGCAGCCAATGTGACGAATATGCGGTATCCACCCAGCCGCTTCAGTGGGTGAGTTTGATGGGGTATGACGATGGGAAAAAAGGCAGAAGACGGAGATCAGATCGAAATCGAAGACATCGAGGTACTCGAGGACGAGGATCGTCAGACTGAGAACGTGGGTGATGAGGACAATTCCATCACCGACCAGGACGACGAGGCCAACACCGACGAGGACACTGGCGATGGCGACGATGAGGTCGTGGTTTCCATTGGAGAGGACGCGCCACCTCCCGAAGAGACGACTCGTGCGCCTGAGTGGGTTCGTGAGTTGCGTAAGGCAGACAGAGAGAAAGCACGTCGAATCAAGGAACTCGAAGCCAAGCTGAACGCTGCTGCAGCGACTGAGACCAAGCCGGTCGCGCTGGGAGCGAAGCCAAAGCTGGAGGACCACGACTACGACACGGAGAAGTTCGAAGCAGCACTGGCCGATTGGTACGAGCGCAAGCGCGTGGCTGATCAGCAAGTCGAGCAGCAGCGCCAGGCCGAGAAGGCCCAGCACGATGCTTGGCAAGCGAGGCTTGATTCCTACGGCAAGGCGAGAGCCGAGTTGAAGGTGCGCGACTTTGAGGACGCTGAGGCCACGGCCCAGGAAGTTCTCGACGTCACGCAGCAAGGCATCGTGGTGCAAGGCGCGGACAACCCGGCTCTGGTGATTTACGCACTCGGCAAGAATCCGAAGAAGGCCAAGGAGATCGCTGGCATCAAAGACCCCGTGAAGTTTGCCTTTGCGGTAGCGAAACTTGAAAAGGAATTGAAAGTGACGAACCGTAAGGCAGCACCACCGCCTGAGCGCACCATCCAGGGAACTGGTCGCGTGTCTGGGGCAGTGGACTCAACCCTCGAACGGCTGCGTGCTGAAGCTGAGAAGACTGGCAACTACACGAAAGTGCTCCAGTACAAACGGCAGAAGCAAACGGCAAAAGCCTAAATTTTTGAAAGGACAAAATCATGTCTAACGCATTTTCCAAAGAAGAACGCGTCGCGTTTGAAGACCTGCTCGAAGGCTTCCACGATGCACTGGTGCTCTCGCGCAACGTGGGCATCTACAACACCGACCAGACGATGATGGCTCGTACCAACGACATCATCTGGCGTCCGCAGCCCTACATCGCTCAGTCGATTGCGTCCACCCCTGGCCAGGCCATCCCCGGCTACCAGGACATGACGCAGCTGGCCGTTCCTGCCACCATCGGCTTCAGCCGCACGGTGCCCTGGACCATGACCACGCTCGACCTGCGCGATGCACTGCAGGAAGGCCGTCTGGGTGAGGCTGCCAAGCAAAAGCTGGCATCGGACATCAACCTGGCGATCATGAACGCTGCTGCGAACCTCGGCTCGCTGGTGGTGGACATTGGCGCACCGGCTGGTACCTACGATGACATCGCTGAGTGCGACAGCATCATGAACGAGCAGGGCGTGGCCAACTACGACCGCTACCTGGCGCTGTCCAGCCGCGACTACAACGGTCTGGCTGGCAACATCGCCACTGGCGCGTCTGGTACCGCTGCCCGTTCGTTCAACGGCAACAAGTCGAACAGCGCCTTCGAGCGTTCGTTCGTCGGCATGGTGGCTGGTTTCGAGACCTTCAAGTTCGACTACGCCAACCGCCTGCTGGCCGCTGCTCCTGCCGTGCCGGTCACCATCGACACCCAGGCTGCTGCCAACAACTACTACGTGCCTGCGGCCACCTCGACGGCTCTGTCCGGCGAGACCCAGAACGTGGACAACCGCTTCCAAACCATCACCGTGAACGACACCACCGGCCTTGCTGCTGGCGATGCCTTCACGATTGCTGGCGTCGAGGCTGTGCACCACATCACCAAGCAAGGTACTGGCCAGGACAAGACCTTCCGCGTGGTGAGCGTGACCAACGGCACCACCATGGTCATCACCCCGCCGATCATCTCGGCCCAGGGTGGCTCTGATGCTGAACTCCAGTACCAGAACGTGATCGTGACTCCGAACGCTGCTGCTCCCATCACCTTCCTGAACGCTCAGACCGCTGCGGTCAACGTGTTCTGGCAGCGTGATGCTCTGGAACTGCTGCCCGGCCGCTACGCTGTCCCGACCGATGCTGGCACTGCAGTGATGCGCGCCACCACCGACCAGGGCATCGAAGTGGTGATGCAGAAGTTCTACGACATTGACTCGATGACGATCAAGTACCGTCTCGACACGCTGTTCGGCGTGGTCAACAAGCAGCCTGAGATGAGCGGCATCCTGCTGTTCAACCAGTAAGCAGAGTAGGACAATGGAGGGGCTTCGGCCCCTCCATCCACAAGGAGAACATGATGCCCCTGACCAAAGGTTACTCAAGCAAGTCCATCGGGAAGAACATCTCGAAGGAGATGAAGGCTGGCATGCCTCAGAAGCAGGCCGTGGCCGTGGCCCTGAACGTGGCGCGCAAGGCTGCTAAGGCTGCAGGCAAGCCCAGCAAGGCACCGGCAAAGAAGGCCAAGAAATGAAGCCCGGCCTCTACGCCAACATTCACGCCAAGCGTGAGCGCATTGAGCGCCAGAAGGCTGCAGGCAAGACGCCTGACCGCATGCGCAAGCCTGGCACCAAAGGCGCGCCCACCGAGGCCGCATTCAAAGCGGCGGCCAAGACCGCCAAGAAACCGAAGGCAAAAAAATGAGCACTCTGCCCTGCTTCATCTTCCGCGCGCCTGGCCCGATCCGGCGTGCCCGTTACAGCTACAGCACCATGACGGTGGCCAGCCAGTCGCAACTGGACGAGAAGCTGGCCAGCGGCTGGCACCTGACGCTGGAGCAGGCCATCGATGCAGCAGGAGAGAGCGCTTCCCGCCACCTGGCCAAGCGCAAGGTGCGCGTGCGCAAGGTCCGGGTTCAGGTCCGTCCCCAGCCCCGCCGAGCGTCTGCAAGGCGTGCGGCCGCTGAGGACAAGGCCGTGCCGCAGGCTCCGGCCGTGGAGGTCCAGGCACCTGTTGAAGCTCCGACAGCCGTGCCAGACGACAACGCTGCACCGACCCGCATCGAGTTGGTGGCCAAGGCCACGGAACTTGGCCTGAAGTTCACCAAGCGCACCAGCGACGAAAAGTTGCTGGCCTTGATCGAGGCAGCACTCAAGCAAGCAGAGGAGGTGTGAGATGGGCTACAGCAAGCGCCAATTTGTAGCAGCAGCGTTCGAGGAAATCGGCCTGGCCTCTTACGCCTTTGACCTGCAGCCGCAGCAGTTCGAGTCTGCCCTGCGCAGGCTCGACGCCATGATGGCATCCTGGAACGCGCTGGGCATTCGCCTGGGCTACCCGCTGCCGTCCAGTCCTCAGTTCAGCGACCTCGACGCACAGTCCGAGGTGCCCGATAGCGCCAACGAGGCCATCATCACAAACTTGGCGATCAAGCTGGCTCCCGGCTACGGCAAGCAGGTCATGCCTGAAACCAAGGCCACGGCCAAGGAGACCTACAACACGCTGCTCTCGCGCGCTGCCGTGCCGATGGAGCAGCAACTGCCTTCGACCATGCCGTCCGGCGCTGGCAACAAGCCATGGCGCGTCTACGACGACCCGTTCCTGCGTCCTCCTGTTGATCCGGTGCTGGCCGGTCAGGACGGCCCCATCCAGTTCTACTGAAAGGATTGACCATGCCCCAGATCAACCAACTCCCGTTGCTGGCCCAGGTATCGCCTGGCGACCAAGTTCCCATTTACAGCCCGAACAACGGTGACGCGCGGCGTCTGCCGATCAGTTCGCTGCTGCAGTATTTCCAGCAGACCTTCGCCAGCCCCACGCTGGCCACCAACGTCTACACGCCTGGCACCGGCTTCAACTTGTCCGTGCCCACGCCTGTGGCGGCCCAGCAGTGGATGCTGATCCAGCCTGCTGGCACGCTGGCCACCGGCACCGTGACCTTGCCGCTGAACACCCAGACCCCTGACGGCACCGAGGTGCTGGTCACGACCACGCAGCAGATCACGGCCTTCACGCTTGGGCAGAACGGTGCTGCTGCCGTTTATGGCGCACCTGGCACGCTGGCCGCTGAGGACTTCTTCCGAGTGCGCTTTGTGCAGGCCACCAACTCCTGGTACCGGATCGCTTGACCATGGCAACCAAGAAAGACCCGCGTCTGGAGCGCGTCGGCGTCGAGGGCTACAACAAGCCCAAGCGCACGCCTTCGCATCCCACGAAGTCGCACGTTGTGGTGGCCAAGGCTGGCGACCAGGTCAAAACCATCAGGTTCGGCCAGCAGGGTGTGTCCGGGTCTCCGAAGCGCGAAGGGGAGTCCAAGGCAGACAAGGCGCGGCGCGAGTCCTTCAAGGCACGCCACGCCAGCAACATTGCCAAGGGCAAGATGAGCGCAGCGTATTGGGCAGACAAAGTGAAGTGGTGACCTGAATGCAGATTCCAATCCTCAACGGCATCTACACGGACAACGGTCCGGACATTCGCACGTCCTATCCGGTTAACCTTGTGCCGGTGCCGAAGAAGTCTGGCATCAGCAACGGGTTTCTCCGGCCCGGCGACGGCCTGGTGGCCAACGGCACCGGCCCAGGCATCGACCGAGGCGGCATCAACTGGAACGGCACCTGCTACCGCGTCATGGGCACCAAGCTCGTGACCGTGGCCAGCAACGGCACTGTGACCGTGCTGGGCGATGTGGGCGGCCCCATCAACACGCTGGTGACGTTTGACTACAGCTTTGATGTGCTTGCCATTGCATCTGGTGGGCGACTTTATTACTGGATACCAACAAACACTCCAGGGACAATTCCTTGGAATCCTGTTGCTCCAGCCCTGGTTCAAGTGACCGATCCAGACCTTGGTGTGGTGATCGACTTCTGCTGGGTGGACGGCTACTTCATGACCACGGATGGCACTAACCTGGTGGTGACAGAACTGTCAAATCCAACACAGGTCAACCCGCTGAAGTATGGCTCCAGCGAAGTCGATCCAGATCCGGTCGTGGCGCTGCTCAAGCTGCGCAACGAGGTATACGCACTGAACCGAAACACCATCGAGGTGTTCGACAACGTGGGCGGCGACTTCTTCCCTTTCCAGCGCATCGATGGAGCGCAGATTCAGAAGGGCGTTATCGGCACGTTCGCATGCTGCGTCTACCTTGAGACTGTGGCCTTCTTGGGCAGTGGCCGAAATGAGCAGCCAGGCATCTACCTTGGCGCAAACGCCACGGCTCAGAAAATCAGCACGCAAGAAATTGACCAGGTCTTGCTTGGCTACACGGAAGCGCAACTGTCCATGGTGAAGCTGGAAGCGCGTAACGACAAAAGCCATCAGCACCTGTATGTGCACCTTCCAGATCGCACCATCGTCTACGACGCGGCGGCCAGCGAGGCGCTGGGTGAGCAGGTTTGGTTCACCCTGACAACCAGCCAGGTCGGCTTCAGCCAGTACCGGGCGCGCAATCTGGTTTGGGCATACGACAAGTGGCTTGTGGGCGACCCTCAGTCCAGCACCATCGGTTACTTGGTCGACGACATTGGAAGTCATTGGGGACAGATTGTTCGCTGGGAATTCGGCACGCTGATCGCCTACAACGAAGGCAACGGTGCAATCTTCAACGAACTGGAACTGGTCGCGCTGACCGGCCGTGTGGCGCTGGGCGTTGATCCGATCATCAGCACCAGCTACTCGGTGGACGGCTTGGCCTGGAGTCAAGACCGACCCATCCGAGTTGGCACCACCGGCAGCACCAAGAAGCGCCTGGCCTGGTTCCAGCAGGGCCACATGCTGAACTGGCGAATCCAGCGCTTCCGTGGCGACACGCAGGCGCACCTGTCGTTCGCCAGGCTTGAGGCACAAATCGAGGCGCTTGCGTACTGACCATGGCCACGCAAAAACTCAACCTCACCCGCGACCAGCTTGCTACGTTCCTGAAGAACCACGAGCAGATCAAGCAGTTTGAGCGTCTGTTCCAGGTCGCTGATGAAGTCTCGCCTTCCAGCGACACCACCGGCATCAGCATCCAGGCAGGCAATGCAGATGCTGCGGCCACTGAAGCGCTGGCGCAGATCGTCAGGCTGGCGCAAGACGCAGCCACCAACAGCGGCGCGGCAGACCAGAAAGCGGTGCAGGCGCTGGACGCACTCGGCCGGATCGCCAATGCCCTGGAGATGCTGGCCACGGCTCCGGTCATCCAAAACAACAACTCGGTGGTGACGGACTACATTGACCTGCCAGAGATCGGCCCCCACGTGTCGCAGGCGCGGCGCGTGCAGTGGAATCAGGACGATGGCACGATGGACGTTGGCCTGTACGGCGGCAGCGTGTTGCAGGTCGGCCAGGAGTTGATGTACTACGCCAAGAACACCAGTGGCAGCCTGATCGCCAACGGCACGCCTGTGATGTTCACCGGCACCATCGGGTCATCCGGAAAGCTGACGTTTGGCCTGGCCATCGCTGACGGTTCGGTGTTGTCCGACTACATGATGGGCGTGACCACACAGGACATCCCAAACAACGAGTTTGGCTATGTGACCAGCTTTGGCCTGGTGCGCGGCTTCAACACGACAGGCGCACCTTACGGCCAAGTCTGGAACGATGGCGACCTGCTCTATTTCGATCCGGCAGCACCTGGCACCTGGACAAATGTCCAGCCCCAAGCCCCCAGCATCGATGTGCCTGTGGCAGTGGTCGTCAACGCTGGCGGCGGTGGCTCCGGCTCGATCTTCGTGCGCATGACCATTGCCGAGTCGCTGGCCCGGCTGCAAGACGTCTACATCAACGGCACCGGAACCCCCAACGACTTCGATGTGCTGCTCTACGATGCCACGCAGTCCCGCTGGGAAAACAAACCCGCATCTGCTGTGCAGGTGCTTGAATGGATGAGCATGTGACATGGCATTCCAGAACATCACCCCAACCAAACTCGGCCAGGCGGCCATCGGCGTCGGCGTCACCACGCTGTACACGGTCCCGGCTGCAACTCGCACGCTGCTCAAAGAGTTCAGCATCGCCAACACCACTGGCGCGCCCATCAACGTGCGCGTGTTCTTGGTGCCTGCTGCTGGTGTCGCAGGAACTGCAAACGCATTCCTGTATGACGTTCCTGTGCCGAACGGAAACGCGCTGCAGTACAACGGTGTTCAGGTCATGAACGCAGGCGAAACCATCCAAGTCCAGGCGGCTGCTGTCGGCCTGACCATCACGGCCAGCGGTGCCGAAGCAATTTAAGGAGAAACCATGAGCGTCCTCGTCAAAGCACTGATTCCGGCCAAGCAAGCCGAAAACACACAGACCACGCAGTACACGGCAGTGAACTGCAAGACCATCATCGACAAGTTCACGGCCACCAACACCAGCGCAGGCAACGTGACCATCAGCGTCAACCTGGTGACCAGCGGAGGCTCTGCTGGCGTCACCAACCTGGTGGTGGACACGCGCGCCATCGCACCTGATGAGACATACACTTTCCCCGAGTTGGTCGGCCAGGTTCTTGATCCGGGCGGCTTCATTTCCACCATCGCCAGCGCAACAACATCGCTGACCATTCGCGCCAGTGGCCGCGAGATCACTTGAAGGAGAAAACCATGGACATGCCCAAGATCATGATGGCTGGATTTACCGGCCTGCCAGAAGCCATGCCGTTCATCACGGCGGCCGAGAACAAGAAAAACACTCAGGTGGTGATCGAGGACTGGATGCTCGGCCCCGAGAACCCATCCAACGAGCCGGGCGCGAACAAGCCCTACTGGATGGGGCTGGCCAAAGCCATGCAGGTCGATGAGAAAGAGGCGCGTCGTCGTCGCTGCTCTAACTGCGAGTATTACGACAACAGCACCATGATGCAGGCCAAGATGGAGCGCATCCCACAGAACGATTGGGACGATGGTGCTGGCTACCGTGGCTACTGCCACAAGTTCGAGTTCATCTGCCACGACATGCGCTCCTGCCAAGCCTGGGAAGAGCGCGAGTTCGAGCAAGATTGACAGGCCATTCAAATGTGGGAAAATACCATCACTGAGCCGTTCGAGCAGCCAGTAGCTCACAGCCCCCAGCAGGAGGATTCGATGAGCGATGTCGCGGTTCAGGAAGTTGCGGAACAGGCCGGTGTGCCTGCCGAGCACTTGCCGATCTACCGCCTGGAGGCTGAACTGCTCAAGTTGCCCCAGGTCGACATGCCCGTCGAGCACGCCTTCTGCAATGGCCTCTACGCTCGGACCATGCACATCCCGGCTGGCACCGTGCTGACTGGCGCAGTGCATAAAGACGAGTCCTTCTTTGTGGTCCGCAAAGGCCACCTGATCGTCACCACTGACGATGGATCGGCCCAGGTCGGTCCAGGCTTCATGAGCGTCACCCAGGCCAACACGAAGCGCGCTGGCGTGGCGCTGACAGACGTTGAGGTCACCACCTTCCACGCCAACCCGACGAACGAGACAGATCCGCAGGCCATCTGGGACATGTACACCGTCCCGGCACCTGCCCCTGTGCTTGAAGCCGTCCAACATCCGCACCTGGAGGGCACAAAATGAGTTTTGGACTATCTGGAGCAGCGCTGGCAGGTATTGCCGTTGGCGGCGCAACGCTCATTTCTGGCATGGCACAAGCCGACGCTGCAGGCGATGCGGCAGCGGCACAAACCCAAGCATCCGAAGCTGGCATCGCAGAACAGCGTCGCCAGTTCAACAAGGTTCAGGAACTGCTCAAGCCTTACGTCGAAGCCGGTACTGGCGCGATTGAAGGGCTACAGCCGTTTGCACAGGCTGGCGTGCCCGCCATGCAGGCCCAGCAGGCGCTGCTCGGCTTGGCTGGCCCAGAGGCACAGCGCAAGGCAATTGCTGACCTGGCTGCTGGACCGCAAATGCAGGCGCTGGTCCAACAAGGCGAGAACGCGCTTCTGCAGCAGGCATCGGCCACAGGTGGATTGCGCGGCGGCAACATCCAGGCGGCTCTGGCACAGTTCCGGCCGCAGGTACTGTCCGAGTTGATCGGCCAGCAGTACAGCCGTCTTGGCGGCCTGACTGCGCTTGGCCAAGAAACCACTTCGAACCTGGCGCGTCTTGGCCAGGCATCTGCTGCCGGTACTGGTGCTGCGGCTCAGGAAAGTGGCGCAAACATCGCAAGCCTGCTGGCACAGCAAGGCGCTGCACAGGCTGGCGCGCAGATGGCGCAGGGCAAAGCCTTTGCGGCCATCCCTTCTGCCATCTCTGGCGGCCTGGGCATTTTCTCTGGCCTGGGAGGTAAATTCTGATGGCTCTCCAACTACCATCCGGCCCCATCAACTACGGCGTCGATCTTCCCGATCCTTCGCAGGCTTTCTTGTCTGCTTTCAAGACTGGCACGGCCATCACTGAAACTCGCATGGCGCAGGAAGAAGCGCAGCGCAAGGCAGAGCAGCAGCAACTGATCTCGCAAGCCTTCCAGCGCCTGCGCCAGCCCGGCGCAACGGCCAAGGACTATGCTGACCTGGCCATGATGCTGCCGGAGACGCAGGCCAAGGCCGTGCGCGAGAGTTTTGGCATGATCAGCGCTGACCAGCAGCAGAACGCACTGAACCAAGCTGGCCAAGTGTTCTCTGCATTCAAGTCCGGCAAGCCGGAAATTGCCATCGGCCTGCTGGACCGCCAGATCGAGGCCAAGCGCAACAGCGGAGACGAGTCCGGTGCCAAGTTTCTGGAGACCTGGCGCGATGTTGCCAAGGAGAACCCGAAGGCCACCGAGGACTACTTCGGCTTCACCATCTCGCAAATGCCTGGCGGCGACAAGATCATCAGCGGTGCTTTGAGCATCGAAGAAGACCGTCGTAAGGCCCAACTGCAGCCGTTCAAACTGCGCCAGGAAACTGCTGACGCCATCGTCAAGGAAGCCCAGGCCAAGTTCGCTCCGGACAAGTTCGGCTTGGAAATTGACCTCACCAAGTCCCAGATTGAGCAGGCCAAGGCGGCTCGGCGCGCCCAGGATGCTGCGGCTGCCAAGTCTGGTGCAGAAGCTGCGCGTGCCAAGGCCGAGGCCGACCAGATGGCCGCTGGCATCATCCCGGTAGAGAAGCGTCCCGAGGCCGAGGGCAAGTTCCGCAAGGAGTACAGCGACCAGACCAAAGGCTACCAGGAAGTCAAGTCGGCCTACGGCCGCGTGCTGGCATCCGAGGACAGCGCTGTTGGCGACCTGTCGCTGATCTTCGGCTACATGAAGATGCTGGACCCCGGCTCTGTCGTGCGCGAGGGCGAGTTCGCCACGGCGCAAAACGCGGCCGGTGTGCCAGAGCGCATCCAGAACATCTACAACCAAGTGGTCAGCGGACAGCGCCTATCGCCTTCGCAGCGCACCTCGTTCAAAGGCCAGGCAGGCAAGCTGTATTCCACAGCCCAGACCCAAGAGGCTACCGTGCGCCAGGGTATTGAGCGCATCGCCAAAGGCTACGGCTTGAACACTGGAAACATCTTTTACGAGGCCACCGAGTCACCACCTCCTGGTGCTGGTGCTGCACCTCCGGCAGCCGGTGGCGGCCGTGGCGCGCCTGTGTCGGTGACGGCCCCCAACGGACAGGTGCTGACCTTCCCGTCGCAGCAGGCGGCTGACGCCTTCAAGAAAGCAGCAGGAATCCGCTGATGGCAACCGACTACGAAGCACTCGCACGACAGTACGGCGGCACGGTAGCAGGTCCGGCTCCAGCCCCTGCGCCTGCTCCGGCAGCAGCACCGGCTGCGCGTCCGGCACCTGCTGCTGCACCTGCAGTGGCTGCACCTGTTGCTGCCCCGGCCGCAGCGCCTGTCGACTACGCGGCCATGGCCACGCAGTTTGGCGGCCAGGCTGCACCAGCAGAACCTCCCAAAATGGGGTTTTTCGAGTCCTTGGGCGAGATGGTCACCGGGTCGCGGCGCGCAACCACTGAGACCCAGACGCTGCCGGAGTGGACTTCGATGCCGGAACTCAACCAGATGAGCGTGGCATCCTTCAAGACGGCGCTTGGCACGCTGCTTTCTAACCCGCAGGAAACGGTCCAAATTCTGCAGGCCAACTTCCCAGGCGCACAGGTTCGACAAGACGCCAAGGGAAACTTCATCATCCGGTCCTCTGTTGACCAGCGCGAGTACGCCATCCCGCCTGGCTTGTCGGTGGGCGACATTCCCCGCGTCGTAGGAGGCCTGCTGGCGTTCACTCCGGCCGGGCGTGCCACGACCATCCCTGGTGCCGTGGCCGCTGGCGCTGGCACACAGGCCGTGATCGAGGCCACTCAGGCAGGCACTGGCGGCCGATTTGACACTGGCGAGGTGGTCACGGCTGGCGTGACAGGTGGGGCTGGCCAAGTGGTGCAGCGCGGCATCCAGGCGGCAGCCCCTGCTGTCCGGCGCACTGTGCAGCGCGCCACTGGCCGTGGCCCTGCGCCAGCAGCACCTGCTGCTGCCCCAGCGGCGCGTCCTGCGGCCCCTGGTGCGCGAATTGAGCCGACGCTTGAGCCGATGCCTGCCCAGCCTGCTGCGGCGGCTCCTGCGGCCGTCCAGGCTGTCCCGGAACAGCCCATCGTCCAGGCAGCCGTGCAAGCCGTGCCCGAGCAGCCTGCTGTCCAAGCCACCACTGAAGCCTTCGAGGAAGTTGGCGATCTGGTGCGCAAGGCATCCGGCAAAGGCCCAGGCTCTGCCGCTGCCCAGGCACGGCTGGCCGATCTGGCCCAGGTAAACCCGGAGGCGCGTGCTGCGGCCGAGCGCCTGGGCATGGACTTGCCGTTCGACGTCTTCAGCGACAACCCGCAGGTCCGGGCGGCCGTGGGTTTGACCCGGTCTGTGGCTGGTGGCGAGGCCGAGGCGGCCTGGGTCAACACCGTGCGCAACGCCATCACCAAGGCCGACGATGTGGTGCAGCAGTTTGACGCGGCCTTCATCGAAGGCCGTCCGGCCCCTGGCGCGACATCGCAGCGCATCCTGGACAGCCTCAAGGGCACGCAGGCTCAACTGGCCAAAGACGCCAGCACGATCTACCAGCGCGTCGATGAGGCCATCCCGAAGACGTCCACCGTGCAGTTTCCCAGGCTGACCCAGACGCTTGACGATGTGCTGGCTGAGGTTGGTGAGAAGGGTCTGACGGCACAGGAGCGCAAACTGTACGAGTTGGCCACCGACCCGACCGCAACCTATGGCCGTCTGCTGCGCGAAAAGAACCTGATCGGCCAGGCGGTGGCTGGCAAGGAGTCGCCCTACGGCAACATGGACGCGGCCTCGCTCAAACGCCTGTACGCGGCATTGGCTGACGACCAACTGACAAACGTTGGGGACCTTGGCGGCGATGCGCTGCGCCAGGAACTGCGCGCAGCCAATCTGTTGACGGCCAAGAAGAAAGCGCTGGAGAACCGCATCGTCGGTGCATTCGGCAAAGAGATCGATGGCAGCGTAGCCACCCTTATGCAGTCGGCAATCAAGTCGGCGGCCAAGGGCGATGCAGCGCAGTTCAACAAGCTGATGAAGGTTGTCCCGCCTGAGTTGCGAAAGGAGACCATTGCCACGGCGCTGGCCTCTGTCTCAAGCTCTGGCCGGGCAGCCCAAGAAGGTGCGTTTGGCTTTGCCGAGTTCGCCAAGACCTACCGTGGCCTGCGCGCCAACCCTCCGGTCTACAAGCAGGTGGTGGAGACGCTGGGCAAGGACTCCGACGCTGTGCTGCGCGACCTGTACGAAATCTCGCGCAGGATCACCGACGCACGCGCCCAGGTGCTCACCACCGGCAAGGCCAACCAGGCTCTGGTGGAGTCGCTCAAGGCCGAAGGGCTGCTGGGCAAGGTCATGCAAAGCACCACGGCCCAGCGCGTTGTCACTGGCGCAGCCAGCGCTGTGCCTGGCGGTGGCTTCGTGGCTCCCGACATCATCAACTTCATGGCCAAGGGCAATGCCGATGCCGTCAAGGCGGCTGGCAAGCTCTTTGCCAGCGACGAGTTCCAGAAGCTGGCTGTCGAAGCAGCCACCAAGGCAGAGCCGAGCACGGCAACGCTTCGACGCACTGCCATGAGCAAGGCATTTGGGGATTTCGCCAACGCAGCAAGACTGCCACAATCTCTGGACGCGCGCGTGCAGTGGTTGCAATCCGCTGTCCAGACAGGACGCCAATTTGAACAGGAGAACCAGTAATGTCCGCACTCAGCATTCAACCAACCTATCCGATCTTCACGGACATTGATGGCCAGCCTCTTGAGGATGGCTACGTCTGGATCGGACAATCAAATCTTGACCCACAGGTCAACCCGATCAATGTGTATTGGGATACTGCACTGACGCAGCCTGCTGGGCAGCCGATTCGCACGCTGGCTGGCTACCCTTCCAACAACGGAACGCCTGCGCGCCTGTACGTCAACAGCGACTACAGCATCCGCGTGATGAACAAGAACGGCAGCACTGTCTACAGCGCGCCACAGGCCACCGAGCGTTACAGCGATGTTGTCTTTGCCGGTCTTGACGCTTCGCAGATCACCTACCAGCAGGCAGGACCTGGCTCCGTTCAGACAAACGTCCAGACTGCGCTGCGTCGATGGGTTTTTGTGGATGACTTTGGCGCAGACAACACTGGCGTCACGGACAGCACGACTCAAATTCAAGCAGCCGTGGATTACGCTCAGTCTTTGGTGACTGCTGCTGTCGATAGTATTGGTGATCCAGTCAATGGCTGCGATGTGATCTTCCGTGGTGTGTACCAGATCACCGAGCCGATTCGTGTTGCTCAGAGCAACGTCTGTCTGGTTGGTCAGGGTGGTGCGACCATCTACCCTTACTTCACCAGCAGCGTCGGATACAACGGTGCAAAACCGGCTTTCATCATCGGGTCGGCAGAACTCTGGCAGAACTCTGGCTCGATTGGTGACGCCTACAAGTACAACCAAGTGGACGGCATCCACATCAAGCGTGTCGCTGGTTATCTTGGCTTCATCGGGTTCTTGTTCTCTGGAACCCGCAACGCAACTCTGCGCAACTGCCTTGTCGAGCGCGCTTTCTGTGGCTTGTACCTTGAGAACTCGTCTGAGTTTTACAGCGATCAACTGAGTGTGATCGGCTCCACTTACGGCATAGTCATGGACAACCGTGGCAACAGAGCATCTTCCAATAGCGTGCTGAATGTTGCTTGCACCGACAACGACGTCAGCAGCAACAAGATCGACATGGCGACGGTGTACTACGCCCAGCACACTGGAGTGCTCGCGATCAACACTGGATCGACCGACTTAAACGGCATGACCATTGGCGTCTTCAGCGACAACCCAAGTGGCGGCTCTCCTGGTCTTGGCTTTCCATCGACGTATGCAGGCTTCCACATTTGGGGCGCAAACGTGAAATGGACTCGTGCCATGCTGCTGGACAACATTGTTTTTGAGGCGATTCCTGACGAAGTCCACAACTGCATTCGGATTGAATCAGATACGCAAGACAACCCGGTGCAGGGCGTGACGATGAACAACATTCATGTCCAGACCTATGCTGCAGACCCTGTCAATGGAGTTCTGACGACATTGCTTCGTGTTGTGCAAACAGGTGGAGGCGATGTTCACAATGTTTTGTTGAGCAATTCAGGATTCACTTATCAGTCTGCTGGTCGATACACAGGGACAATGTGTGACGTAATTGGGTTCGCTGGCGTCAGGTTCGAGAACTGCTACCCAGCATCTGCATTTGTTCTTTCCAACCTTGGCTACTACGGCAACTTCGACCCGATTGAGGTCATTGAACACACAGACATTGACGCATTCCCACCGACAAGTTGGACTGCAGTTGGTGTCACCACAGGCTGCAGCAGACAGGGCGGCTCTCTTGGTGTGGTCCCGTACCTTCAGTTCGAAGGTGACGCCGGAGCTATGTACGTCGAAAAGTCTTTTGATTTTCTGAAGTACAAGCCACAAATCAAATCGGTGTTCATTTCGTTCCTGGCAGAAGGAAACGCAGACCTTTGGTGTGTGGCGCGTGTGAATGGCGCACCAGACACGGACAGCAACATCATCAGCGGTACAAACCAAGAAAGGTACGGACAGGCCATAGTTCCGAATGGGGTCAACATCAACGGCTACCGTCGCCTGGTGTTCTGCTTCAACCCGTTCACGGCAAACTACCCGTTCCAAAGTGTCCGATTCCAGATCGGCCGTGGCGCAAACGTCGACCCAAACACGCTGGTGCGCATCCAAGACATTCGTGTCGGATACTTCGTTGGCGATCCAGTGCCTTACAACCCGTTCTCTTGATTGGAGTGAGCAATGCTTAAAACAGTTTCTTCCATCACCAACGCCATCGGAGCGTTGAACTATGTCGGCACATGGAATGCCAGCACCAACACTCCAGCGTTGGCTTCTGGTGTCGGCACCAAGGGCGACTACTACCAAGTCAGCGTGGCTGGGACGACCACTCTGAATGGAATTTCCAACTGGGGTGTCGGCGACGTTGTCGCATTCAATGGCACGACTTGGCAACGCATCGAAGGTGGTGCAGACCTGAATGGCGTGAACCTTTCCGCTTCTGGCAGTGTGATTTTCTCAGGCCTGACCGGATACCTGAAAGGCAACGGCGCGTCGCAACTGACGGCGTCTGCCACCGTTCCGAACACGGATGTGTCCGGCCTTGGAACCATGTCGACGCAGGCGGCCAGCAGTGTCGCCATCACTGGCGGCAACATCAACGGCACCACTATTGGTGGGACGACTCGTGCTGCTGGCAGCTTCACCACAGTCCTTGCAAATGCTGGAGTGACTGCAGACAACGATAGTGCTCTTGAGGCGCGCAATCCAACAGGTGGGTCTGGCGGCTTGATTCTCAGGAATCCATCCAATAACACAGGGTCAAAAATCGCAAGATTTTATGGATGGGACGGATCAGAGACCGGATACATTTCCACATACGTCAACAGCACCTTTTACGCGACTTCTTCTGATTCTCGTTTGAAGGAGAATGTTGGCGTAGCAACTGACACTTCAGTCATCGATAACCTGATCATTCGTGATTTCCGATGGAAAGCAAGTGGTCAAGTTGATCGTGGCGTGTTCGCGCAAGAGGCCAAAGAGGTAAAACCTTCTGCGGTAATTGAAGGCAGCGATGAACTTACAGAACACGGCACTATTGCAGTGCCTTGGGGAGTTGATTATTCAAAATTCATTCCCGACATCATTGTTCATGCACAGCAACTGAAGAAGCGCGTCGAAGAACTTGAGGCTCGACTCGCTGCTCTCGAATCTAAACAGTAAGGAGAAATCATGGCCACCAACAGTCAAATCGCATTCAACCCGCAAGGCGAGACCGTAGTCATTGCGGCTGCAGTC